CCGTCCATATAACGCCTAGCGCTATTCCCTGTACGGCAACCTTTGAAGCCGCAAGTCCGGTGGAGGTGTGGAGCCTTTGGCCCTGTAAAAGTACGTGCACGGAAATTACAGGGTTTTATATGAATTAAATAGTTTCTAATGGAGCACAAGTAAACTTAACAAACATGTCATATTGATTAACTTCATAACGACCAATACTTTCAATTTTGTCTATTGATATATTATAACCTGCAATCATACAATCGTATACGTCAGGATATTTTTCTGGCCATTCAAAACCATCTAAACAAGTACCTGCAACAGTTGAACATAAATACAAAGTTAATAATATTTTCATCTTGACTTTTTAAATTAAAATCCTATATTGTCATCATTAATATATGAAAGGAACACATGACCGATATAACTAAATATAGAAATGTTTCTCTAACACATGAAACATACAAGACATTGATAAGTTTGTCGAAGGTATTATTGCCCGATGCAACATTATCAATCAGTAAAACAATCGAATCGATTGCAAATGAAAAAGCAAAGAAACTTAATGGTAAAATAAAGGATAGAAAATAATGTTTACATTAACTGAAGAACAAAGAAAACAACTTTTACAGTATATGTGGGCTAGACCTTATGGTGAAGTTGCATCACATATTGCTATGTTAGCATCATTAAAAGAAAAACAACCAGAAAGTAAAGATGACAAATCAAAAAAAGATCTGTCCTAGGTGTTCTGGCAACGGTTTTATAAAAGTAAAAGAAAGCGTTGAAAAACCAATAGACACAGTTTTTCAATGTCCAATGTGTAACAGTCAAGGAGAAGTACATGACAAAGAATTTGATGATTATTTTGATAGTCATGCTGAGCTTAAGTCACTGCTCAAGCACTGATGTGTTAAACATTGGCGCCGCTTTTTATGGTGGTATGGAAAAGAAACCAAATCCTGTAGGTGCTATAAAACTATTAAAAAAGAAAGATAAAAAAAAATGATGAATGAGTTTGAAGAAATAGAATACTTAAAAAATCAAAATGAGTATCTAAAGAAAAAACTTAAGGAACTTACTAGAAAGTATGAAGACTTAGAAAATGAGTTTGATAGACTGTATGAAGAAAATCAAAACATTCGATTAGTTAGAAATAAAGGTAATGTATTATGATAGCAGAGACAGACAGAGCATACATTGCCGGACTCTTTGATGGTGAAGGATCTATACATTTTAAACGTGGACCAGAAAAGAAAAAGAAACACGACGGTAATGGTTATCGAATATCTAATAGTTTAAGATTGTCTATGGAGATAACAATGACTGATCGTAGCGTTCTTGCCTGGGTCCATGAGATATTGGGTGTTGGTACACTAACAGATAAACCTAGAAAAGGTAGACGCGTTGATGGTACAAAATATTTAAAACAATATAGATGGCGTTGTACATTTAGAGATGCGTATTACGTTTGTTGTTTGTTGTGGCCTTGGGCACATACAAAATTACCTAAGATTCAACAAGTAATAGAACACTATGCAGATCAAATGTTAGATGGTAAAGTAATAGATCTAAAAATGTACAAGGAAAATAAAAATGCTAGATAAATATATATACCAAGGTTTACATTTTATAATGAAATATGCTGGCGCATTAAATGCGTGGGCTTGGCGTAAACATGTAAAGATTATTAGATCTAAACAAGAAAAAGAGAATGAAGAATATATAAAAGAGCTTAAAAATAAACTGTAATATCATGGGTTTACGAAAAAAATATATAAATTCTACTCTGGTAAATAAAACTTGTAGTAAGTGTTATAAAACCTACCCAAGAGATGAAGAACATTTTTACAGAAGACAACATCACTCTAGAAAAGATACTTATAAATACAGTGCCGATTGTATTCGTTGCGATAATAAAAGAATGAAACAATGGAGAGTTAATCACAAAGAACAAAAGAAACAATCTGATTTAAAATATGTAAAAAGTGAAAGAGGTTATTTTAAAGCTTTACATTATTCTATGAGAAGATCTAATAAAGGTAATCTAATAAAAGATTTTGATGAGTTTATGGATTGTTGGGAAAGACAAAAAGAAAAGTATGGTGAGTATTGTCCGTATTACCCACATATAAAATTAACTAGAATAAAAGGACAAGGACATAAGAAAACCGATTCTAATATATCTGTTGATAGACTTGTTAATAGTCTGCCATATGCTAAAGGTAATATAATGTTTATATCTTGGAAAGCTAACAATGAAAAAGCTGGTATATCTCCTTATATTGCTAAAAAAATGTTAGGTTTTATTAAGAAAAGTAAACATCTAAAGTTATTTGTTGAGATAGATACTGCTACCAGAAACAATAAAACTTTTATACCTTATCATAAAAGATGAAGTGGAATAAATTATACGAGTACCCGGCGTCGATGCGGACGTCTCTTGAAGGTAAAAGACATTACGAGATAACTGGTGAAAAATTACCGTCGGTAACTACGATTCTTGGTGCTACTCAATCTGATGAAAAGAAAGAATCTATTGCTAAGTGGACTGCTAAAGTTGGCGAAGATGAAGCGATAAGAGTCAGGGATACTGCTGCAAGCAGAGGTACAAACATGCACTTACACCTGGAGCGGTATATACTAGGAGAAGGCCACAAGGACCTAACAGACGAGGGTCAGGTGGCAGGCGACATGGCTCAGGTGATTATTAACAAGGGTTTATGCGATCTTTCTGAAATATGGGGCAGTGAGGTTACCCTATATTACCCAGGGTTGTATGCAGGGGCCACAGATTTAGTGGGTGTATATGACTATGAAAATTCCATAGTGGACTTTAAACAGTCGAATAGGCCCAAGCGACGGGAATGGATTGATGATTATTTCATGCAGCTAGGAGCGTATGCGATGGCCCACAACTGCGTTTATGATACAGATATAACCCAAGGTGTCATATTGATGTGTACACCTGACAAATATTTCCAAAAGTTTCAGATAAAAGGCAGAGAGTTTATCAAATACCAACATAAATTTCTAGAAAGACTTGATAAGTATTATAGTGACCGAAATAAGGCAGAATCATAAAATTGCCACAATTAAAAAGTGAGGTTTTATGCGGTTGATCACCTGCCTATAGGTTTTTGGATATTGTTAAATTTGGAAAAAGGGTTTAGAAAAAGAGAGGTGATCTGGGGTTGAGGTGATCAGCAAGGAATACCAATGGTTTTAGAGCGTAGGATTATCAAGTAAAAATAGGTGTAGTTTAGAATGATTCTAGAATAGGGGCCGCGCGAGTACTTTGGATTTGATTTTTGCATTTAAAATTCTGGAAAACCTATAGGGGTGATGATATGAAGTCAGTATGCCCAAGAAGAAAAAAAGAAAAGCTAAAAGCAAGAAGTTAATACCTCTAAATGTGAAAGCATTAGGCAGTGATATATCTGCTTATCCATTTGTAGAAATTGAATGGAGTGATATCGAAGGAGATGCGGGCTGGTCTGATACTAAATCATTAAACAAAGAAAAATTACCTATATGTGTATCTAAAGGTTATCTTGTTAGTCAAAAAAATGGTGTTACTAGAATATTTACGGACTATATAAAAACAAAAGACAAACCTACATTTGATAGTATTGGTAACACAACTATAATTCCAACTGCTGTAATTACATCTATAAAAAAACTTAGTTAAGTTTCTTAAGTCTTGGTAGTCGTTTCTCTTTTACCTTTTCTTTAACATCTTCTGTTGTAACATCTTGTAGTAATGGTGAGTATTCTTCTAAAATCTTTTTAAGTTCTGTTTCCATTTCTTCTTTAGACATATCATCTAGTTTACCAGTTCGAATTATTTTTTGTTCAACATACAATCCTGCTGCCTTACCTCTTGCTACCTCTGCATTGTTTGCAGCTGAGAACGCTCCTTTTTTAAGTGCAGCTTCTCGTATCTTACCAAGTTCTGATATATGTCTTTCATAATTGACTTCGTATTTCTTTTGATATTCTTCTCTGATCTCACCTATGTATTTAACAACAAGTGGATATAGTTTTGGATTACGTAATTCTGATGCTCTTACATATGCAGAGTCTTCATCATAACCAGCTTCAATAGCACATTCTGTGGGTGTCTTCCTACCTTCGTTTGTCACCAATAGCTGTGCAAACTTCTGTTGTTTTTCTGTTAATCTTTTTGGTACTCCTGCCATATTTGACATTTAGAGTAATATAGAGTAAAAGTCAATCAATGATAAGCGCACAAGAATTAGCTAAACAGCTGAACAATTTTCTAAAATCACCTACATGTCAGAACGCTAGGGTGCAAGTTAAATTACCAAGAGGAGAGTTTCATTCTCCAGATGGTCACTTTGATATCCATTCAATTACATTGTTTGAAAATAATATAATTGGGTCCAGAGAGTCACATAGACTAGTGTTTGAGATTGCAACGGAGAGTTGGAGAATGGGTTCTGTTAAGAAAAAAGCATAAACACAATTTACTCTGAATGCAGTATGAAACCAGAGGCAAAATTCTACCAATATTTTAAGAAAAACACACCTAATATTTCTTACACAAGAATAGAAAATACAAGCAGTTTAGGCACGCCAGATGTATTGGCATACAATAAAAACAATACATTTTTTACAATTGAATTCAAAGTAAGTAAGAGTAAAAAAGTACGATTTTCACCACACCAAATTAGCTTCCATGTACGTCATCCGAAGAATAGTTTTATTATAGTCCAGACCCCTGATGCTTGTGGCTTGAAACTTTATGAGGGCTTGAAGATTAGAGAGCTTGTCGCTTGCGGCTTGCAGCTTGATGCTTGTTGCTTGGGGCTTGCAGCTTGTCGCTTGAAGCTTGAGGCTCTTTGAGCTTGGAGCTTGTGGCTTCCTCTATATCGTTGTGTGGAACTGTTTCCTCTATAACCTGTTGAAGGCCCGGACCAGGTCGCACGCCAGCGTCATCCGTCGATGCCGTCCCAAAGCTAATGGCCTGATCCGATTTATTACGTAGCTTTCGTAATTCTTTATAATATTTTGGGTGTCTAAACATTTTAATGTTTTCCGTATTTAATAGTTTTTATCATAGGATCCCAGCACTGTCGACAGTCTCGACATTCATTGTCTTGTTGTGCAGCTGGACATGTAGCGCCAGCTTCAACTACTTCTGAGCTGTGGGGCCACGAAGCAGGCGCCCGCTGGTTTACCATGGGCGCGCTAAATCGTATGACTAAATTGTTTGGCTTGTCTGTTAGATGGTCCTTAATCCAGGCTTCACGCGTTGGCAGCCAGTGACGCTTCTCCGGTGTTGCCCTGCAAACTGAATAAATTTTTTTAAGATGATCTAAATCCTGAACATCACCGCTGTCATGCCATCTGAAGACATCCGGCTTTTTTGAATTAATTAAATGTACCATAGCTGTCACCCATTGCGGCGAGTTTATGGCCTTGAGTCTTCTGTATTGTGCATCCTGAACAACCTTGAAGACGTAACAGCCTTTTAGAGCGTAACAGTCGTAACAGACTGAGCCTGGGACCTTCTGGAGCTTGCCGCCAGTTTTACATTCTTTGGCAGGTAAACCTATCGACCAGCCAGGCATCTTTGAAGGCTTGCTTAGGCTGCCGCCTATAATTTTTAATGCTTCACTTGTTTTCATAATTCTTTCTCCTATAAACTCCTATAACATTATAATTCTTTCTTGTCAAGCTTGCTGCTTGAAGCTTGCAGCTTGTCGCTTGCTGCTTGTAGCCTCTGGCCTGAAGCCAGCGCCAGTGGTTTATCAAAATTTTTTGTTTCATCATAATTTCTTTCTTGCTTGCTTACAGCTTCAGGGTCGATGCACAATGCACCGCCCATCCCAGCTGGACCAGTCTCTTCGCGCTGTGGTCGTCTGCAGTTCCCAGCACTAATAGACTGATCCCAGATCAGATTTTAGGTGTTTGTGTGGGGACGTCTCCCGCTTTCGTGCCTAGTCATCTGATCAGGGATCAGGCCAGGTTGTCTGTGTATCCCTGGCAATAATCCTACCTACTTTTTCTGGTGTAGGTCCCATACTAATTTGAGTTTTTTAATTCCGTAATTAGCAAAAGGGAATAAATCAAATATAGTCCTTGACAATCCTATTGTCAAGTGTTAAAAAACATTTATGCAAAAAATAAATACAGAAAGAGGTACAATGACTAGAATAAGACTAAATCAAGAGTATCGTAATAAGATTGCTAATCGTATGCGAGTACACCTTGAACAAGAGGACACGCAAGAAAAACAAAAGTATGACGAGTTGAAAGCACAACAAATTGACTTAAATGACAATGCGTGGAAGATAGCAGAAAAAATAGTTAGACGACATTATACCGAAGATGATGTTGAGAAAGCATACTATTTACAAAATAAGTTTGAGAATGTAAATACAGTTGCCAAAGACAGTTGTTTTCATTTTCATTATATGGGTGAAAAAGAGGAAAGAGATTATGACAACAATGTCAAAATCGTTCCAAGTACCATTGAGAAACATTTTGATTTTAGATTAAATGGTAGCTTTGATACTGATAGCAATAACTCTTATTCAAATGATAATGAATATGGTTATGCTTTGTTTCGTGATGAACTAAAAGCACAAGATGATTGCAACCCAGATATTTTGATTGAACAAGAGGGCAAAGATAACAACCCACACAAAACAAAATATACTGACAATAACAATAAGTATCTTGGTAATGATGATAAGGGTTATGGCAAACAATGGAATGAGAAATACCAATTAGATTTAATTGGTAGAGATTATTGTAGAGATAGGTCTATCAAATGTTCCGAGTTAGAATTTAACTTTTTAATTCAATGGAAACAGGCAAAAGGTCAATTTGTTATTGCACACCAAAAATGGATTAAATCTGTTTTAGACCAAATGAAAGAAATTAAAGTTGGTCTAAAAGGTTATAAATATTTAGACGAGGCATTGGAACTTTGTACTGAACTTGGTTTAAATATTACTGACGCAGAAATAATCAGAACTAATAGTACAGGACTTGTAATCTATAACCCTAAAAATCTTGCAGAAAGAATTAAGGGAATGAAGAACAAAAATCAATCAAGAGCAGATAAGATAAAAGCGAGGTTATTATACGAAAATAATAATGCAGAAAGTGTAAATTAAGCTATTGACAATTATGGGACTATCCTATAAGATAGTCCCCAGAAAGAGAGAAATACATATGACTAAAACATTTTACATAACTTATTGGGCTAATAAGCACAAAAAGCACATAACAAGACAAGGCAAACATGACGATAAAAGCAGATATGGTACATCAAAACAAGGTGTCCCTTATTATGTTTATTATGATTTAGACAGTCATGGTTATAGAACTGCGACTACAAGTTGGAAAGTGAGGCACTAATGAAATTACTATTAATGTTATTAGGTGTAATCATGGCACAAGTAAGTTTAATTATTGCATTCCATACATCACATTTAATTGTTTCAGTATTACTATTATTTTTAAGTGTGGTTATGATATTTGGGGGGTTGCCAAGATATGACATTTAATTGGTGCCATGGTCCGAACTGCCATACCCACACAACACAATCAAGAGTGAGAGGCAGTAAAGGAAACAAAGTATTAAGAACAATGAAAGTAAAATACACCCACCCTGTTGAGGGTTATTGGTTTAGACATTGGTGTAATTACTTTTGTAATCAATCTTGTTTAATGGAATTTGTTGAAAAGAATATACAAGGTATGATCGCACTAGCGCCAAGACGAGAGCCACTAGAAACACCAATCAAGGATCCAGTAAAAGACTCATCAAGGTATTATAATCAATGGAACATTGAAAAGAAAGTGGGTTGACAATGTTAGACTTATCCTATATGTTCAAGGACATGACAGAAAGAAATATAAAAGCAACTAATCCTTATTCTGGTCAATCAGAAATGTTAACACCAGAAGAGCACAAGTTATATATCCAAATCAAAGAGGCTGAATTAGATGAGGACTATAAGACTATGCAAAAAGGTTTATCTAAATTTAGTAGAATGAATGCTAAAGCATACATGACATTACTAGATTAACTCTCTCTCCCTGGCCCTAACGGGCCAGGGGTTACCTGATAGAGGTACCAAGCCAATTCCAAAATCCGAAATCTTTTTAATTATTAATTAGTACATGTAACAGGGGTCCCACAACCTGGGGTTATATAGCTTGATTTTCATGGTTAATACCTATAAATTCATTTAGACTTAAAAATCAACATGTAAAAAAATTTTACAAAAAATTTTTCAAATGCAAATAGACTTAGATAAAATAAATAAATTACCACCTGACGTTCGAGATAGATTTAAAAAAATATTAGTAAAATACAAAGAAGAAGATAAGAAAGAACTTGCACAGAATGACTTCCTTGCATTTGTAAAAACTATATGGCCTGAATTTATTGAAGGTGCACACCACAAAACAATTGCAGATAAATTTAATAAGTTAGCATCAGGTGAAATAAAAAGATTAATTGTGAATATGCCACCAAGACATACAAAGTCGGAGTTTGCATCTACACTATTACCAGCTTGGATGATTGGGAAAAGTCCAAAGCTAAAAATAATACAAACTACCCACACAGGAGAACTTGCAGTACGTTTTGGTCGTAAAGCTAAAACACTAATTGACTCTCCAGAATATCAACAGATATTTAAAACAAGACTAAGAGAAGACAGCCAGGCCGCTGGTCGCTGGGAAACTGCTCAAGGTGGCGAGTACTTTGCTGCCGGAGTCGGTGGAGCAATCACAGGTCGAGGTGCTGATTTATTAATCATCGATGATCCACACTCGGAACAAGACGCTATGAACTTAACAGCTTTAGAACGAGCGTACGAGTGGTACACATCCGGTCCAAGACAACGTTTACAACCAGGCGGTAAAATCGTTTGTGTTATGACACGTTGGAATGTAAAGGACCTTACAGGAATTCTTATAAAGAACCAAACAGAGCCCAAGTCAGATCAATGGGACGTGGTAGAGTTTCCGGCAATAATGCCGAGTGGTAAACCTGTATGGCCGGAGTACTGGAAGATCGACGAACTGGAATCAGTGAAGGCATCATTATCACTCGGCAAATGGAATGCACAGTGGATGCAAAACCCAACGTCTGAAGAAGGTGCGATTTTAAAAAGAGAGTGGTGGAAAGATTGGGATAAAGATTACATACCATCATTAGATCATGTGATACAATCATACGATACAGCATTTATGAAAAAGGAGACAGCTGATTATAGTGCAATAACAACTTGGGGTATTTTTCGAGAGCATGAAGAAGGACCACCACAATTAATATTACTTGATGCAATGAAAGATCGATACGAGTTTCCAGAATTACGTCGTGTTGCAAAAGAACAATATGATTACTGGCAACCAGAAACTGTATTGATTGAGTCTAAAGCATCAGGATTACCACTAACCTATGAGTTAAGAAATATGGGTATACCTGTTGTAAACTTCACACCATCAAGAGGAAATGACAAACATACTCGTGTTAATTCTGTTGCACCTCTGTTTGAATCTGGTAGTATATGGGCTCCTTTAAGTAAACAGTTCGCTCAAGAAGTTGTTGAAGAGTGTGCTGCGTTTCCATATGGAGACCATGATGACTTAGTTGACAGTACAACTCAAGCTGTTATGAGATTTAGACAAGGTGGTTTAATAGGACATCCTGAAGATTATCAAGATGAAAAACTACCTAAAAAAAACTATAAGTATTATTGGTAAAAAATTATGGGTGCAATTGCAAGATTTTTATTAGCTTTAAATAGACTAGCTAGAACAAAAGGAATTAAAATAGAAGACGCATATAAATTTGCTAAACAAGAGTTTGGTGAATTAACTCCACTACTTAAAAAACAAATTCAAAATATTTTTAATAAAATTAAAAAACCAGTGGTTGGTAAACCTGGTAAAAAAGAAGGCACAGTTGTTCCGATGGTCAAAGAAGGTGCAAAGAAAGCTGAAGGTATCGAAACTCTTGAAGATAGTAGTCCATTGATGAATAGACTTGATAAAAAAGTTGAAGAGATGAGACTTTCAGATGATGACCCTATGGGTGACCTTGAACAGATATTAAATCCAAGAAGACCAGGTGGATCTTTAGACCCGGCGATCGGAATCACGAGAGCACTCGTTAGAAGAATTTTAGATAAAAAAGGAATTGAGATTGGTAAAGGTAAAGATCCAATAGATGTATTCACAGATACTTTTGGTGAGGCTATATCTGATGTAAATAACCTTGCTGAAGAAATGATTGAGATAGATTCAAGAGGTGGTGGTATGAAAGACATGGATCAAATGTTAGAGATAGAAGGTTTGTTCGATATTGAGATACCTACTAACCCACAAAAAGGATTAACAGATGATGAGTTATTAGAGATGGTAAAAAAAGATGCAAAAGAAAAAGAAATGTTAGAAGACTTTGATCCAACATTTAGAAAACCAAATGCAAAAGGTGGTTTAACAAGAACAAGTTATGCTATGGGTAAAGGCCCAGTATTACCAAGCGATGAAGATCCAATAAATCCTTTTGGTCCAAAACCTGAAGGCCCCGTGTTGCCTGACAAAAGTATGATAGCATCAGCACCCGATGTTATGGATTCATTAAATGACTTAGCTCAAATGTTATTTGGTAAAAATCTAGATCAACTTACTGATGATGAATATGATTCTTTACTAGACGCAGCTAGAGATTCTAGAGCAACAGGCGGCAGGGTTCAAGCGGCAAGCGGCGGGCTAGCTGATATATTAAAGGTATAATGAAGATACACGAATACAACGAGATGATGGCGTATTTGATGCGACCAGAGCCTAGACAGATGTTGGCAACAGGAACTCAACCTAGAACTACTGCTGGAACTTTTGATAAAGTTTATAGCATGGAAGAGATTAGAAAGTTAGCTAAAGAACTAAATGTAAGTGAGTTTAGAGATGGTGTCAAACTAAGTCCCGAAGAGTTTAGATCAAATGTTACTAAATCTTTATCAAGAATAAATTTTTATAAAAATCAGTTTAAATCTTTATCACCTGCAAAACAAAAATCTTACATGAAAGATTTTAAAAAACAGATACTTAAACATCAAGATGGTGGTTTTTATTTATCTGCAAAAGAAAGAGTGCCTAATGCAACTTTTGTAAAAAAATATTTTCCTAATATAAATCCTAAAACTGCAAATAAAATTGTTACTAGTATAAATGGAACATTACTTAATGATTTTAAAAATAAAGGTAATGTTATTAAAACATCTCCAAAAGCAAATGCCAATGCGATTAGAATGGAAGACATGAGAAAAATAACAAACCCAACTTTTGAAGCAGCTGAAGGAGTTCAGGGAACTAAAGGAGCAAGTTTACAGCACGTCGCTTCTAAAAACAGAATGGTTAAATTAAATAATTTAGCTTACTTAGAAAAAGTTTTAAACTCTAGTGGATCTCAAAATGATAAACGAATAAAAATAATTGAAAAAGAAGTAGATAGATTAATTAAAGCAAAACCTAAAAATTATGTTCAAAGAATAAATGATTTAAACACTGAAGGTATGGCATTAGCCTCTGGTTATATAAAAAAAGATGGTAAAATAGTTAAAGGACCTATTGCAGGATATTCTGAGTTTAGAGTTAAAGATCCAATAAATCAAAAAGAATATTTTTTTGGAAAAGATGACACCAAAACAATTCTTCCTGATAAAGATCCAGTTTTAATTCAACAAGACGCTGATCTTATAGATAAACCTGTTAAAGATATGAATCCTGAAGAATTAAAAAGAGCAAGAGAAATAGCAAGAAAAAAACAAATTGATTTTAGAAAAATAATGTCTGGAACAGGTAAAGTTTTAAAAGGTGTTGGTAAAGTTGTGAAACCTATAGGTTATGCTATGGGACCTGCTGCTGTTTTGTCGGCAAGAGCAAAAGCAGATGACATGGGTATAGAATTATCTATTGCGGATCAAGCTAAAGCTTTTGATGCTGGAGATGCAGATGTAGCAATTGATAGTTATAAAAGAAGAACTGACCCAGAATTTGCTGCACAAGAGCGAGCAAAAGATTTAGCACAGATGACAGATGATTTTGAAGAAGTCGGATTAGATGACATAGGTATGCAGGAATACACAGAGGATTATAAGATATGATTGGTAAAAAATCAGGCCCACCACCTAAATCTGGACCAATGCCTCAAGGGTTGAATATTAACTATAATACTGTTAAGACAGTGAAACTGGAGAAAATAAATGGCAGAAATAGACAAGTCTTTACCAAACGTAAAGCAAACAATAAACGTTCCTAGTCCTGAAGAAGTACAGGTAGAATTACAAGAAGAACAACAACCAGATCAACCAATCGACATTCAACCAAATGAAGATGGCAGTGTTGATATAAACTTTGACCCATCAATAGGTAGTCAAGAACAAGGTGAAGATCATTTTGCAAATCTTGCAGAGTTACTACCTGAAGAAGTATTATCTCCAATAGGTCATAGTTTATATGAAAATTATCAAGACTACAAAGCATCAAGAAAAGATTGGGAAAACTCTTACACAAAAGGTTTAGATCTTTTAGGATTTAAATATGAAGATAACACAGAACCATTCAAAGGTGCATCTGGTGCAGTTCACCCAGTATTAGCAGAAGCTGTAACACAGTTTCAATCTTTAGCTTACAAAGAATTATTACCATCAAGTGGTCCAGTTAGAACTCAAATTATTGGTACACCAACTCCAGACAAAGAAGCTCAGTCAATGAGAGTTAAAGAATTTATGAATTACCAGATCATGGGTGAGATGAAAGAATATGAATCTGAGTTTGATCAGATGTTATTTTATTTACCACTTACAGGATCTACATTTAAAAAAGTTTACTACGATGAAATTATGCAGAGAACAGTATCTAAGTTTG